ACCAGATGCTGGTATCGTCCTTTACGCCAATGTCCCATGCTCTATGGACAGGCTTGGACAGGTCAGGCTCACATTCCTCTGTGATGCGGCCTTCCTTGCGGACGTTGACCATCTCGCGAGCGTAGAAGGCCCCGAGGATAGCAGCATTAAAGCTGCATTCGTATTCCTGCTCGAATTGAGCGCGCCCGATATCCTCGCCATACAGAGCGACATATTCGGCCATTGTCTCGGCCAGCTGCTCTGGAGATAAAGCCCCTGTATCGTGAACGTTGGATATTTCGGCAAACCAACGATCGCTGGTCTTTGCCATCTCATACATTGAGTATGCGTGATTGCGACCGCGTGGCGTAGTGATGAACATCGCCCAGCCGTTGTTTTCCTCAAGCATTGGCCGGTGATAGGCCCAAGCCGAGGGGTTAGCCAACGCCCACTCCGAATACGTGATGCCGGCCACGCCAGCGCCCACTGTGGCATCGTATCGATCGGAACCAATCATCTGCCATGTTGACCCGCATTTCAGGCGGATGAACATTTCCTGGTCGTTGACGTTTTCGCAAAGCTCTGGAGGAAAGGCCTCATGAAGCCGGCGCTTGCCAGTGTGAGCATTGACGCCTGTCCATAGCGCCTTACGTGCCTGTCCGTATTCGGGGAGACAGTGCCAGTATGAGCCGATGCGCTTGTGTGCGAGCTCGCATGTGACGCCTAGCGCTATCTCATCCTTGCCCCAACGCCTATGAGCAATCTCTATCGCTCTGGCCCCTGGGGTCTTCATCATGTATTCGTGCAGCGGCCTCTGATATGGCCGGATGCGGCGTTCAATCTCCACGTGACTCGTATATGGTCTTGAACACAATGGCCCCGCCGTCTGGCGCTGCGTGGCTATGCTCTTGCTTGTCGCGCCATTGGTCAGGCTGGCGGTTCTTCAGCCAGAAGATTGCCGCCGTCGTGTCAGGTGCTATCCTCTCACGGAATGGGGCATAGACAGGCGCTTCAGATCCTGCCGGCATGAATATCTTGACCGCTTCCTGCTCGTAGCCGATGGCCTTCTGATAAAGGCTATTGATCACCCGCTCGTCAGCTTTGGTCTTGCCTACGTTTAAGGCCTGACAAAATTCATCGTGATCATGCTTCCAACGATAGACCGTGCGCACATCGACTTCGAAGAAATCAGCAACCTCAATGTCTGTCGCCCCAAGCGCTGCGAGCTTTTCAGCCTGTTTTGCATACTCTGGCATGTAGCTTGATGGGCGACCGGCTGGCATGATGGTGTTCCTCGCTGTCTGAGAGCGCAGGCGAAACGCGAAAAGGCCCCTGAAGGGCTTGTTTTGTCTATTGGTGGAATATTATTCCTGCGGCGCGGTGGCAGTTTGTCATTTTACGGAATGACGTTCTATCAAGACGAGAGAAACAAACATGATCGTTGCGCCGATTGGGAATAAAATGGCGTAGTTTTGACCGCTGTGTGAATCAACTATGGCTACAAGCATCATTACAACGCCGATCCAGAGGGCAATCTTGCTCATCTCTGCCTCTTCGGAGTGTTTAGCCCTGCCTATTGGACGGTGAAGTACGATACCTCTATCTCGTCATCATCGAGCGAAAGAAGCTCAACGCCGGATGATTGGGCTTGTACTTCTATGATATCCTCTAAGAGGCTTAGGAGGGCGAGAATGCCATTGCCCTGTTGATACTCTTCGCAATAGCGAATTAGTTCGGCGGCAGTTGTCATGAGGGTTCCTGTAGCCAACTCCAACTGCGCCCCGATCGTATCTGGGTCACCGTGCTGATAGAAATGCCTAACCTCTTAGCGACAAGGCCACGTGCCTCTTTGCCCTTTGTTGAAAGGATATCTCTTGCTTGAGCCTCAGTCAGTTTGCTTCCGCCAGATCTTTCACCCCGGTTATGAGTCCCGTGGATGAGCCGGTCAGCCTGGTTTTCAACTGGAGTTTTCCACGAAAGATGGCGCTTTGCCACGCAGGATTTGTCGCCATTTCCACAAGAATGAGCCGCCTCATGCCGCTCGCTAGGCGGAGGCCCGTAAATTTCCTCGCATAACACTCTCGAGACGAGACTCATTCTGCCGTTATGCTGCATACCAGCGTATTTGCTTCGGCCTCTCCGATGATAAGGCCATTCTAAGCATTCATCACCTTCGTAATGAAGAACAACTTCTTCGTAGAAACGCCTTACGTCTCCTCGTACCGTCCCTATTGTGAAATTTGGGTCGCCATGCGTCCTGTTGCGTGCATAGTGCATTTGGCACATGGCTTTTGCATAAAAGGGCTTCTTGCAGCCATCAATCGAACATGCGATGAATCGTTTAGCCATCTTCGATCCTTCCGTGATCGTGTGGTGAGAACGCGTCATCGGCCTGCAAGCCTTTGGCGCGTTCGTTATTTTGACAGCAAGCTAATGTTGCTCTTGGTATGCCTTGCAGTCTTTGATGAGGTCGCTGGCTGTCATGTAGACCCCCGTAGCATTAGCCTCTAATTGGATTTGGAATAGCTGGAAGGGTGTAGTCGGGTTGGATACTGGAGTTCCAACCCTACCCAACCGAACCGTGCTCCAGAACGGCGCTATTCCAAACTTGGAGCGGACTGTGAGACTTGAACTCACCTTGGCAGCTTGGCGAGGCTGTTACCTCGCCCGGAAGAAGCCCGCTTAACCTAAACTTTCCGCCAGACGCAAGTCTGATCATACCATTACGGTAGGATGATTTGCCTAATATAGCAATAGGCTTGGCTTAGGATGGGAGAATATTCACAGGCTATCAACGATGACGTAATTATTGAAAGACTCTTCGCTTTCCTTCTCAAGCCCCCGTTCAATCTTTTCGTTGGAATAATGCCTCATCCACGCGATCTGGTTCTTCCTCACTCTCTCAGCAAGTAGATCAGCCAGTTTCTCTATCGCCTGCGCCCTCGTAAGCTCGACCGTCGATTTAACACCCATCAACCCGGCTCCCTTTGCGCCTTATATAGCATCAATGCCATAAGCCCTTCTCTTGCCCAAACCATTTGTGCCGGGGGCATGCAGCGCATGATTTCTAGATCCTCAATGCACAAGGCATACAGCGTTGATTTAATACGAGGCCCATTAGGGCGGCTCAAGAGCAATGTTTCAATCGCGATGAACTTGCTCGTTGCCCGCAAAGCCCTGGATTGCTGGCTTTCGGTTAGCTCGCCATCATGCCCGCGCACAGAGCCAAACTCTTGAGCGCGGGGATTAGGGTTTTGCATCCCGTTGGCCGAATAGTACCGCGCCATAACGTCAGCGTAGTATTCGCCAGCCTCTCTCTCGCCTTCCGATATCTTTCCATCCAGGAACAGCCTGCCAAGTGTAGACCCTGCATGCGGGTCGTCTGCCTCTATGCCGTGGATGTTCTTCCTTGCCCATAGTGCCACGGCTTTGGTTTCCTTCTGTGTCTCGGAGGGCTTTATCTTGCCGGACGGAAATCTTTCGACATCCTCCTTGCGAGGACGGCCAGCAGAGCAACGGCGCTTGATGCGTAGCTTCAGAGACTTCGAGGTCATTCTCTGCCATCCTCACGTGACCGACCGATGATGCCAACTGACCCAAAGCCAACAGAACCCTCAGAGCGGCCACGCCGAAGAGCCCTTGTGATGACCTCAACCCAGAATCCATCATCCTCTAAGCCAGTTTCAACGCTGATGACGCTGCCATTGATTAAGATGGCGGGGCCGTCCTTAGTGAAGACTTGCTTTGCAAAGGCGCACTCACTAATGGCAGCTTCGATCCGGTCTTTACGATCATGGGCGGCGTCTGGCATACTGGTATCTCCTGTTTTGGCTGATTAAAGGTTTTTAAGGCGCGTCCTTTTGGAACTCTCCGGGGCTTGTGGCTCATTCCCCTCCCTCCAGAGCTTTGGAGATCATGTCTGTCCAAGTGGCAATGATTTCCGCACGAAGACCAGGGATTTCTGGCCCTACTCCTATCATAGCCTCTGTTGGGATCTTCATTGCCTCTATGGCGGCGCGGGCAATATTTACCGCATCTTCACCAGACAGGGTATAAGTGCCGCACATTATCGGCTTGGCTTCGATGGCTTTTGCAACGGTCTCGATCATGTTCATTGGCCTGCCCTCCCGACAGTGCGCTTCAATGGAACGATGGCGGCGCGCTGCTCGTCCGTCAAAGCTTCAATCTTGCGATATCCATATAGGCACGTAGTATGATCACGACCTCCCAAGAGTTTCCCGATCTTCGGGAAAGAACAGCCGAAGCGTTCATGGATTTCATACATGAGAAGTTGACGGCGAATGGCTATTTCCTTTCGTCTACTCTCGCCAATCATAACAGAATACGGGACATTAAGCTCATCGCAGCGGCGTTTAAGGAACGAAACCGGGCTGTTATACACAGATCGTTCAAGCATCCAATCTTTTGAGTGGGCATCGAAATAAAGGTCCGTCTGTATCCAGAGAGGGATTTGATGCGCCTTGAAGGGAACGTAAGAGACAGACCGAGTTTCCTGCTTTGGAGCGCTCGGTGGTGCAAGTGCGAGCGCACACCGTGCGCGGCGCT